TTTTTATTTACAAAATTATAAACTTGCATGTAATGAACTTGATGAAGATGAAGATAGTGCATTAGTTAGCAAGGCAGAAACTTTTATAGGATAGATAATGGCAAACACTAAAGTTACAGCAAATGATTCTGTTAGTTTAATAAATGATATTAATACTAATGGTGGTAATTCAGAATATATACCAAGTGGTTTATCACAAGAAGAAATCAATGATACTGTTCAGCGTAATGTTGACCATTTAGAGATTATCTTAGCTTACGATGGTGAAAATGATACACCTAATGTAGTTGGGTCATCTAACAGCAAAAAGACATCTTCCTCTGATGCTATAACAACAGGTAAAGCATATATCGCAAGCAATTCATAATATGGTAGACTAATATTTTTTATATAGGAGAAATCTATGGCAGATGCTAATAAAGACGAGAGAACGCTTGTTATTGATGACAAAACTTACAACGTAAGTGATTTCAACGAAGAACAAGTGCAAATGTATAACAAACTTGCTGTAATTGATGGTTTATTAGCCAACAACAATGATGCTTTAATTAAGCAAAGTGTTTTGGTTGAAGGCTTACAAAAACAGAAAGCTGAACAGTTTGCACTATTGCAAGGTACTTTAGATGCAAAAGAAGAAGAGCCAAAAGACGAAGGAAATAGCAAAAAATCCAACTAACGTCAGTGCTTTAGAGTTGCACGAACAGATTTGTGCAATTCGTTATGAAAACATAGAAAAACGCATGGAGTCAGGCTCTAAGCGATTTATTCGTATGGAAGGCATGATTATTGGCTTGTACGGTACGATCATCGGTATCTACATATTAGAGAGGTTATTCTAATGGCAGGACTTACAATCACAACTGAGCCAACACAAGAGCCAGTAACCCTACAAGAAGTAAAAGAATACTTACGCATAGAAGATTCCACAGACGAAAGATTGCTTAGACCATTTATAGAAACTGCAAGACGTTTTGCAGAAGAACATATGGGTAGAACGCTTATGCAGACTACTTACACTATGTTTGTTGATGCCTATGATGAAATGTCAGACCCTTTGTGGGAAGGTGTCAAAACTGGTCCATACCTCAACTACTACAAGAATTACATCATCTTACCTAGACCACCTGTGACTTCTGTAACGTCTGTAAGTACGTTTAATGACTCAGATACAGAAACCACAATGGCAGCTTCTAAGTATTACGTAGACAGTGCGAGAGAGCCTGCAAGAATAGTACTTAGACAAGGTGAAACATTCCCCACAGCATTGCGAGTAGCCAATGCGATTAAAGTAGTTTATGTTGCAGGGTATTCAAGCCAATATAGTATTCCTGAACCTATCCGAATGGGTATCTTGCAACATATCGCTTATATGTATGAGCATAGGGGTGATATGTATGAAAAATCAGCACCGATACCACCTTTACTCAAATCTTTATACGCACCATACGTAGTTCATAAAGCACTAGGTACATCTAGCTTACTAGCGGTAGGATAATGGCTACCAGTATTGGCAGAATGCGACACAAGGTAAAGTTGCAAAAGCCAACCTCAACACGTGATGCAGGGGGTGGTGTATCCCAAACCTATACAACCTTAAAAGAACTGTGGGCAGATATAAAGCCAGTTTCAGGCTCAGAGAAGTACAGACAAGGGAAAGTACAAGAAAGTGTCACACACGAGATTACAATACGCTACAGGGACGATCTAGGCACAGATTACCGCATACAATACGAATCACGTAACTTTAATATTAAGGTTGCTAGAAATATTGATGAAAGGGATAGATATTGGGTACTGCAATGCACAGAAGGGGAAGCTATCTAATGTTTAAAATTGCAAACCTTGACCAGTTCAATAAAAAACTAAAAAAAACTCTTAAAGAAGGTGCTGAAAAAAATGTAAAACGTGCAGTTTTCAGAAGTACAAATCTAGTACGTAATACAGCAGTAGAATCAATACTTCAAGGTGGTAAATCAGGTCGTGTGTATGAAAAGTACGAACCTAGACGTACTCATCAAGCATCAAGAGCAGGAGAGCCACCTGCAAGTGATACAGGATTTTTAGCTAGTCAAATAACAACAGAAGTCAAAATTAAAGATGATAAGGTGGTTGGTCAAATTATTGCATCAGCACCTTATGCTGTACACCTAGAATTTGGAACTACAAATATGTTAGCAAGACCATTTATGCAACCTGCTTTGAAGAAAAACAAAAAGAAAATATTAGAGATATTTAAAAAAGAAGGGGTAGTAGATTGAGTTTAGGACAATTTGCATTACAAAGTGCTATTTATACACGTTTGAATAGTGATAACACATTAACAAGCACTAATGGTGCGACAGTTGTTGATGAACCACTACTAGCAGATACTTACCCTCTAGTTGTCGTTGGTGAAGAAACAACAATAGATTACAGCACAAAAGACCTAGATGGTGGCGAAACAACAGTAAATATACATGTATGGTCACAGTATAAAGGCAGTAAGGAAACCAAGAATATTATGGACAGAATCCATACTTTATTGCATGATGTTAGTTTAAGTGTTACTGGATTTAATCTTATAAACCTTAGATTTGAGTTCAGTGATATAATGATAGACCCAGATGGGGTAACAAGACATGGAGTCATGCGATTTCGTGCAATTATATTAGGTACTAGCTAAACATAGGAGATTAATATGGCAGCACAAAAAGGAGCATCACTCTTGCTCAAAGTCGGAAATGGGGGTTCGCCTGAAAGTTTTACAACTATAGGTGGACTAAGATCAACTTCAATTACTTTGAATGATGAAGCTGTTGACGTAACCAACAAAGATTCATCAGGTAATAGAGAACTACTTGCAGATGGTGGTATTCACTCAATGTCTATTTCAGGCAGTGGTGTATTCACTGATGCAGCTAGTGAAACCACACTCAAAGGAACTATGAACGCAGCAAGTTTTACAAACTTTCAACTTATAATTCCTGATTTTGGTACTTATACAGGTGCTTTTATGTGTGCTTCATTAGAGTATGCAGGTGAATTCAATGGAGAAGTTACCTATTCTGTATCACTTGAATCATCAGGTGCTATTACATTCGCTACAGTCTAATGGCTTGGAGTAAAGTCAACGTAAATGTCGGTAAGAAAAAAGTTGAAGCTGACATGAACGGTACAGATTTAGAGATGCCGAATGTCGTTGAACTAGGCGATAGCATCAATATTGATGGTAAACCCTACAAGGTGTCATCTTTTGAGGTAGACGAAAGAGATGATAGATTAAAAATCAAACTTGCAATGGCAAGTCCAAAAAAAGAGGTAAAGTCAGATGGCAAATCCAATGAAAGGGGAAGTTGAAGTCACCTTAGGTGACGACACTTTTAATTGTCGCTTAAACATTGATTCGCTTGTCAAAATAGAAAGCGAGATAGGGGTAGGAATAATACAGTTGGCTCAAAAAATGAGTCAAGCTGATATTAGGATCACAGAACTTGCTACTGTTCTAAGGTATGCACTTAGGGGTGGTGGTAATGACTTTGATAACAAAAAAGTATTTAAACTTATTGAAGATAATGGGATTGTTGCTGTCAGTGCTGTCGTAGCAAATCTTATTAGCAGTTCACTAAGTGACCCAAAGGAAGAATCTGAGGGAAAGGAAGAAGCAGTAGCGTAACAGAGATAGATTGGAGAAGATATATGGAAATCTGCTTGGGAATGATGTTTATGTCACCAAGAGATTTTTGGAATCTTGCACCACGTGAGTTATACGCTGCTGTAGAAGGCTTTACCGAATTTCATACATCACAAACCGAAAAACCCATGTCTAGGGATGAACTAGACGATCTTATGGAGTTATATCCTGACTAATGGCTAAACCTATTGATGAACTAATAATTCAGATCAAGGCAGATACAAAACAACTGCAAAAAGAACTTGATCAAATAAAAGGTAAAGTAAGAGCCACTGGTACTGCAGGTTCAGCAGCTTTTGGTGCAGGTGCAGGTGGTCTAGCAGGTAACATGAGCAAAGCAACTAAAGGTGCAGTTGCTCTTGGTGCTGCTTTGGTTACTACTGGTCTTGTAGTCTCAAAAATTGCACAAATAGGTGTTGTCTTTGAAGATTTATCTGACTCATTAAACACAGTATTTGGTTCAATAGAAGCAGGTGATAAGGCTATGTCAAGAGTCTTTGAATTTGCACAGAAAACTCCATTTCAAATAGAAACAGCTACAAAAGCATTTATTGCTCTTAAATCAGCAGGTATTGAGCCAAGTAATAGAATGTTACAAGTATTTGCTGATACTGCATCTACATCAACAGATCAGCTTGGTGTATTTGAAGCCTTAGTTAGAACTGTACAGAGGTCTGCATCAGGTGGTTTAGGTCTTGAAGAACTAAACATGATAATGGACAGAGGTATTGATGTACTTGGTATTCTCAATGATGAATTAGGTCTTACTAAAAACGAAATAGCAGATTTTGGTGCAACTGCAGAAGGTGCAAAACTAATCACCGATGCCCTTATAGAAGGGCTAGATAGAAAGTTTGGTGGTGCTATGGAAAGCAAGATGGACAACTTGTCCACAAAAGCATCAAACATGACTATAGCCTTAAAACAATTAGCCAACACAATATATGAGGGTGGTTTAGACCAAACCCTAAAAGATATGGCAGACAATGTTACAAGGTTTGCTGCAGGTGTTGAAGCTAGTATTAAAGCATCAAGGGGTATAGGTGTTGGAATTGCACTAACAGGTAACATCCACGAGGATATTCCTGCATTACAAGCAAGAAGAGAGGAATTAGAGAGATTAGAAAGACATCAAAGAGGATTAACTCAAGTAACTGAACTAGATTCCAATACAAGGGCGCAAGCAGCACTTGATGCAGATAATTATGCTTTACAACTAGCAAATGTAAACACTGAATTAAGAAGGCTTGGCAGAGAAGAAGTAAAAAGAATGCAAGCCTTCAGAGATGGTACTGATGTTGATACAGAGTCATTAATGATTAAAGGTAAACTTGCAAGAGCATCATCACTTTTACAATCAGAAATTCAAAAACTAGAAGGTGACACTGATCTTTTAGCATTTGCAGGCGAGAATCTAAATAGAATATTTGAAGATAACAAAAAAACTTTTATGAAATTAGGCATAGAAGATGCTCCTGCTTTAGGTGTTGCATTACGTGAAATAAAAGAAGCTGCAGGTGAAGTAGCAGAAACTTTTAATGATGAACTAAAACAAGCAGTACAAAATCAATCATTAGCTTTTACAACAGACTTTGTTAATGCCTTAATGGAAGGGGAAAATGCTCTTAACTCATTTAAAAACTTTGCACAGAATATGGTCAGTCAGATTGTGGCTACTTTCTTACAACTTACTGTAGTTAATACAATATTAAATAGTATATTTGGGCAAGGCACATTTAGTACTTTGGATATTAACTCAGGCGAAATAACTAAAGGTAAGTTAGCAGGTGGTGGTAGGATACAAGCAGGCAAACCTACTCTTGTTGGTGAACGTGGTGCAGAGTTATTTATACCTGATAGTAGTGGTGTCGTAATGAATAACATGAATACACAAAATGCTTTAGGCGGTGGTCAACCTATAGTTGTAAATCAATCATTAAATTTTGCTACAGGTGTTGTACCTACTGTAAGAGCAGAAGTGACAAAGATGCTACCTCAAATAGCTGATGTAACAAAAGGTGCAGTATTAGAATCAGCAATGAGAGGTGGTGCATACGCAAGAGGATTAAGACGTGGCTAAGATAATTACAATGCCAACAACACCTAACTTCACTAGAAGTAGTTTTCGTTTGGTTAGAACAATCGGTACAACCGTTTCACCTTTTACTGGTCAAACCAAAACTCAAGAATTTGATGGTGTCTATTGGGTAGCTGAGGTTACGTTGCCACCTATGAAAAGAGCAGTTGCTAAAAATTGGCAGTCCTTTTTATTAGAACTTAAAGGCACAACAAATCATTTTAAGTTTGCTGATCCTGATGCACTTACAAATACAGGTACATACAGTACAAATTATCTTGAAGGCGATAAAAGAGTAAACAATACAAGTGTGACTTTATCTTTTAGTGGTAACACCATAACAGCAGGTGCATCTACATTTGGAAGTGCAAGAGCAGGTGATTTTATACACGTAACAGGTGCAACCAACGATGCTAATAATGGCACACATAAGATAACAACAAAGACTTCTGCAACTGTTGTGGTTGTAGATAGCACACTTACCACAGAATCAAGCACTGCAAGTTGTAAAGTAAGACAGAACGTCAAGGGTGCTACAGGATTATCGCTTCTAGCTTCATCTAACGGTGCTAGTGGCACGATCAAGCAAGGGGATTACTTAGGTGTCATATCAAGTGCAAGTGAGTCAGGAACTCCGTCACAGTACTTAATGGTTGTAGAAGATGCAACAGCAACATCAGACTCAGGTAAGGATTTTTATGCAGTCAAGACAGAGCCAAAGCTGAGATCAGACTTAGCTGATGGTAATTATGTAATATTTAATAATCCAAAAGGATTGTTCCGACTTGTTGATAACGAGGTGGAATGGTCAGCAGACCGAGCATCAACATACGGAATATCTTTTTCATGTATTGAGGTCATCTAAATGGCATCAAGAACTGGTATTGACAGTGCCATAACAAACCGACTTGGTGCAGATCACCAAGAAATATTTTTCGCAATCAAGGCAGAGTTTGATACAGACGATATCAGAGTTTGGACTGGTACAGATGATCTAACAATATCAAGTGAAACATATACAGGTGCAGGTAGTTTATTATCTATTGGTGGTATTGAAGATGGTAGAGATTTAAAAAGTTCAGGTCTTACTGTTGGAATATCAGGTATGGATTCTACCGTCCTTAATTACGCACTTACAGAAAATTATCAAAATAGATTTATTACATTGTTCATGGGATACCTAATGGGTGGTTCTAATGAGGTTGCAGGAACAATTGTTTTGTTCAAAGGTCGTATGACTACACTTACTATCAATGATGATCCCAATGGATCAAATATTACTATAGATGCAGAAAACAGACTTATAGATTTAGATAGACCATGTAATCTCAGATATACAAAAGAAAGCCAAGAATTTTTATTTACTGGTGATATTGGATTGGACAGAGTAAATCAAATACAAGATAAAGAAATTGTATGGGGTAGAAGTTCATCAAGTGGTGGTTCAACTGGTGGTGGTGGCAGTGGCAATCATAGTGATATGGGAAGAGGTCATAATTTTAGAGATCATATGAAATGAAGAAAAAAGAAGATTGGATTGATATATTCTTTGAATTTATTAGAGAGAATAAAGACAAACCTTTTGAATGGGGTAAATGGGATTGTTGCATCTTTGCTAATGCCTGTATCAAAGCCATGACAGGACAAAACCTTATACCAAACACACTAAAATGGAAAAATGAAGAAACTGCAATGAAAGCTATTAAAGACTATGGCAAAACATTAAAAGGTGCAGTTACAAAAGCCTGTAAAACAAAAAAACTACAAGAAGTAAAACCTGCATTTATAACCACTGGTGATCTTGTAGTATTTAAAGAAGATTCAGAATTAGTTGGCATTTCAGATGGATTCAATATTCTTGCTCCAAGCGAAGATGGTATAGCATTTAAGTCGCATGATCTTATAGTAAAGGGTTGGAGAATCAATGGCTAAAGCACTCAAAACAGCAGTAGTCGCAGCTATAGCAATTTACATACCTGCTGCAGCACTTAAATTAGGTGCATCATTTAGTGTACCCTTCTTCGGTAGTACATTGACAGGTGCTACTGCTCTTGCTGTAACAACATTTGCTACTACATTGGTAAGTGCAGGGATTGGTATGCTTACTTCCAAAGGAATAGAAGCAGGAACAGCAAACTTTGGTTCTAAATTTGCATCAAGAAGTTCATCAGCACCAAGACAAATTATCTATGGAAAAACAAGGGTTGGTGGAACTATTGTGCATATAGAAACTGCAGGTACAGACAATCATATGCTACATATGGTTGTTGCTGTAGCAGGACATGAAGTAGAAGCAATAGAAACTGTAAGAATAAATGATACAGATTTAACATCAACAACAAGCACTATTAATGGTGAAACAGTACACACAGTCACTAATGCAGATTACACAAACACTGAAAATGGATTTGCTTTTACAAGTGGCAGACTTATCAGGTTTACAAAAAATTTAGGTGCAGACGATCAAACAGCAGATAATTTTGCAGTCCAGTCATTGGCAGCTACAAGTGGTTCAATAACAAGCAACCATAGATTTAGAGGTATTGCATACGTCTATTTACAGATGGTATTTGATGCGGAAAAGTTTGGTGGTGGTATGCCTGCAGTTAGTTTCGTAGTCAAAGGTAAAAAGGTATTTGACCCAAGAAACAACACAACTGCATGGTCAGACAACCCTGCATTATGTATTCGTGATTATTTGACAGATACACGTTATGGTTTAAAAGCTACAAGCACAGAAATCAATGATTTAACAAGTGCAGGTGGTTTTGCTAGTGCAGCTAATATTTGTGATCAAACAGTTACTTTAAGTGATGGTAGTTCTACAGAAACACGTTATACAGCTAATGGATTTACTAATATGTCTGCAAATGGTGAGGGTATTCTTGAAGCATTATTATCTTCTTGTGGTGGCAAAATGTCATACACAAACGGTAAATTTAATTTGTTTGCAGGTACAGGACAAACTCCAAGCCTAACAATTACAGACGATGATTTATTGCAACCTGTAGCTATATCTACAAAACCACAGACTGGTGATATGTATAACACTGTAAAAGGTATCTATGTAGATGCTAATAGTGACTATCAAGGTACAGAGTCACCTGTATTTCAAGATTCAACATTTCTTGCAGCAGACACCCCAACAAATGAATCAAGTGCTAATTATGTAAAAACCTTAGAGGTACAGTTTCCATTTACGACAAGTGAAACAATGGCACAAAGACTACAAAGGATTGCACTTAATGGTAATAGACAAACAACACAAATAAATCTTCTTACTACTACTAAGTTTATGAGGTTGCAACCAAACGACTGGGTTTATGTAACCAATGACAGACTTGGATACAGTAGCAAAGTATTTGAAGTAGTAAGCATGAACTTAGAAGTTGTTGGAGATGATGTACCTACAGTAGCTACAAGGCTTGTACTTAAAGAAGCATCAAACACCGTATTTTCTTTTGCAAGTAATAGTTATGTAAGTCCAGTATCAGAAGGTTCTACAGTTAGCACAGGAACATACGGTATAACTGCACCTAGTGGCTTGTCTGCAACGGTAACAACAAACAATAGCTTTAGCATTAACTCTAAAAACGTAACGCTGTCGTGGACTAATAATACAAACCAAGTTGTGAATGGCACAGAAGTACAATACAAACTAAGCACTGATTCAACCTATATTGATGCAGGTATCGTTGGTAGAGATATTACAAAGTTCACAATTACTGGTTTAGAAGCTGCCAAGACTTACAATATTCGTATTAGACACATAAGTTCGTTTAATACCTATTCATCTTTTGCAACAGTCAACGCATCAACAGGTGGGTCTGCTGTAGGCTCAAGTGATGTTGTTACCAGTGAAGGAACTGCAGCCAATATTACAAATCAGGGTAACTTAGCTACTCTTGACACCGTGAATACAGCACAGCTAGTAGATGATGCTATTACCAATGCAAAGATTGCTACAAATGCGATTACTGGTGATGTAATTGCTGCAGGTGCAATTGTAGAAGCAAAACTTGGTGTAGATGCAGTAACCAGTGCCAAGATTGCAGCTAATGCTGTCAATACTTCAGAAATCGCAACAGGTGCAATCACAGCTAACGAGATTGCTTCCAATGCAGTTACAGCTAATAAGATTATTGCAAATGCTGTTAGTACAGATAAATTAGCAGCTAATGCAGTAACAGCAGCAAAAATAGCAGCTAACACAATTACAGCTTCACAAATTGCTGCAGGAACTATAACAGCTACAGAAATTGCTTCAGGTACGATCACAGCTAGTCAAATAAATGTAGGCACTTTAGCAGTACAGAAATTTGATGATGTTACTGCACAAATCATAAATCACAATGCTAATACTGTGCCACTTACAAGGTTTGCATCAGATTATAAAACCACAGGAAACAGTGGTGGCTCAGGTGTTTCTACACACGTGCCAGTTGATGTAACCAATTGCAGGAGTGGTGGCTCATTTGTTGCTTATATTCAAGGCATCTTAGGTGATGTGCAGAATATGCAAGTAGAGTTTTCTGTTGATGGTGGTAGCACGTATAACGTAGCTGCAAATGGTCCTGTATTTTCTATAAGTGCTAACACGTTTAGACCACATACATTTTTATACCATGACACCTTAAATTTTACAGGTAGCAATCAAACAGGTAAGTTTAGAATACGATTTAACGGACAAGCAAACTATACACAAATAGGTCTTACAGTCATTGTAGATAATACAAACTAATGGATAGCTTTATACAAATAATTAATGAGGTTGGTTTTCCAATAGCCACAGCACTTGGTCTTGGTTTCTTTATATGGAAACTAATTAACAGAATAATTGATGGCATGGAACAAAAGCTAGATACCCTTGATGACAAACAAGCTGAACTTATAGCCAACATGGAAGAAAGGTTAGGAACAAAACTAGATTCACAACATGGCATATTGGTAGCTTTGATTGACAGAGTACGTAGCTTGGACAATGAGATCATTAGACAGGATACACTTATAAAAACCATATTAGGTGTGCCACAACTTATTGATAGTGGCAAAATTGCAAAAGCAAATAGAGATGATCAAAGAAAAGATTAATGATTGATTTAGTATTAATTATTACAGCTTTGTTTTTGCTTGTGTCATTATTTGATGAACCACCTTATTTATGAGTTCCTTTACAAGGTTATTAGTAGCAATAGTAACAGCATGGACAATAATGATAGCTGTAGGTCTGTATGTCAGTGCAGACGAGATGACACACAGCTTTAAAAACCCAAGTTTTTCAGGTGTTGGTACTTCTGCACATTGGTTGACTATAGAAAACCAAGAAGCTAATAGGAAGAAAGCACTTAAAGATGAAATAAAGGCTTACCAAGAAGATTTAGAAAGGGAAGCAGAAAACACAACACTTGCTAGATTTATTCGTAATTTAGAAAGTAGAATATATGCTCAACTATCAAGACAGTTAGTTGATAACCTGTTTGGTGAAACACCTAATGAATCAGGTACATTAGAGCTAGAAGGCAATACAATAGAATATTCTGTTGATGGTGATTTCATAACTTTGATTATTACAGATGCAGACGGAAATGTTACAGAGATTACTTTGCCTATCGGTGATTTTTCTTTCTAGTTGCACAAACTGGTCAGTACTTAACAACTATCAATTACCTGTAAGCCTAGTAAAACAAGCAGAGGTTGGTGTGCTTATCAACAAGGAACTTGCTGATATTGGTAAGCCATTCATAAAACCAACCATTGCAGTCTATCCAAACAGCTTTACAGATCAAACAGGACAACGTAGAAGTAACAGCACATACGCTTCATTCTCTACAGCTATAACACAAGCACCTAACGCATACCTTATACGTGCCTTAAAACACGCAGGCGAAGGACATTTTTTTGATGTGGTAGAACGTGTAGGGCTTGATAACTTAACAAAAGAACGACAACTGATAAGGTCTACACGCAAAGACTTTAAAGAAGATAAAGATTTATTACCCCTAACTTTTGCAGGTTTGTTGATGGAAGGGGGTGTGATAGGATATGAAAGCAACGTCAAATCAGGTGGTTTGGGTGCAAGGTATCTAGGTATAGGTACTACAAAAGAATACAGACAGGATTCTGTTACTGTTTCTTTACGCACCGTGTCAGTTAGCACAGGCAAAGTCTTGACCGAAGTGCTTACCACAAAGACGATTTTAAGTGTGGCAATAAGTCAAGATGCTTTTAGATTTATCTCTAGTGGCACAGAGTTAGTAGAGATAGAAAATGGCATGGTTGAAAATGAGTCTGTAAACATAGCCCTTCAAAGTGCAGTAGAAACTGCTGTATTGGAAACCATAAAACTTGGTGTGAAAAAAAACTTATGGAGTATACCTGATGAAGAAATGCTTAATGCTATTCGTGGTTAGTGGATTTTTATTTGCTGATAACGAAGTTTATGTAGATCAAGTCGGTGCAACATTAAACCTTGATATAGAACAACTAGGCTCTAACAACATAATTGGTGGTGCTGATGCTGTGTCAGGTGGTATGACTGCATTAGACTTAGATGGTACAACAATGACACTAGACGTAAATCAAATTGGTGATAGTAATCAGTTTCTTGGTGATATCACTGCCGATACTTTTACTGGTTTCTTTGAATTTGATGGCGATTCTAACGTCTTTGATATACAAGTTGACCCAACCAACACCTATGGTGCTGATAGTGGTAACTTCAATGTTGATGTAACAGGTGGTAGCAATACCTTTGAATTGAATGTTGCAACTGATGATCTTGCAGGAACGCTTGATCTAGATTGGATTATACAAGGTGATTCAAACGATCTTACATTCAATATTGACTATGATGGTGCAACCAATTATGTTGATATAGATGGAGATTCAAACACAATTAATTTTGATGCAGATGGATATTCAAGTGGATATTTCTATTTGGATCAGACAGGTAATTCTAGAACATTTAATATAGAGCAACAGAGTACCCTTGCCAGTGATTGGTTACAAATTAATTCTAATGGCAACAATGGCACTATTTGTGTCAAACAAAGTGATGGGGGAACAAGTACCTCGTGCTGACGTAGGTAATGTATCTGAACTAAATGGTGTTGCTCGTATTGTACGAGATGAACCAGTAGAAGCATCGCTAGAAGCCAACATAAAGAGTTTTGACACATTAGAAACGTCTAATGGTCGTATGGGTATCACTTTCCTAGATGATACACAGATAAGGCTTACAGAACATTCACAGGTTTTGGTAGATGAGTTTGTCTTTGACCCAAACCCTGATAATTCCAAGATGGCACTTAATTTTGCCAAAGGCACTGCACGTTTTGTTACAGGTAAACTAGGTCTAGTACCTAAGAAAAACATCAAGATACGCACCAACAGTGCGACCATCGGTATCAGAGGTACTGATTTTACAATCACAGTCAATGAGATTGGTGAATCATTAATAATTCTTTTGCCTAACCTTGATGGAACAAGCAGTGGTGAAATAGAAGTAACTACAGCTATGGGTACAGTTTTGCTTAACAAGCCCTACGAATCTACAGTGACCACAGTCTTTGAAGCACCCCCAAGCAATCCAGTAATCTTAGATTTAACGCTAGATATCATAGACAATATGCTCATTGTCAATCCACCTGAACGTATTAGGGAAACCATAGAAGAAACAACGTCATCATCAAGCAATGTTTTAGATGTAGACTTCTTAGAGTTTGACGAACTAGATGCAGACTACTTTGCCAAAGATGAACTAGAGTTCACAGAACTAGATATTAACTATCTTGATGTAAATTTCTTTGAAGATTTGTTGAAGGTTATAGACGAATTAGATAAGTTAGCTGAAGATGATCTTGAACAAGAACAACAAATTACAAGGATTGTAGGTACAAAAGTAGGGCAAGACCCAACAACACAGATCATTACCTTAGTACAAGGCGAAGTTATTAGCTTACGCAGAAAGGTTGAACAATCAGTGCAAGTTGATTTAAACTCTAGTCAGGGATACACAGTCATATTTATACAAGACGGTGTATCAAATACAATTAAGATTAATGGTGGTGGCGACTCGGTAATAAAAATTACACAAGGCTCATGAAACTAAACTTATTAATAATTGGTATATCTACAACTTTATTGGGTGGTAGTATTGCGTATATCAAATGGCTACAGTCAGAAAATGAAACCCTAAGAACAAACCAAGCAAAGCTAGAACAATCAATAGCAGACCAAAACGAGAGTATAAAAAATTATCTTGCCAATCAAAAACGTCAGACAGAGCAGATAACATTACTTGAAACCCAACGCCAAGAAGCACAGAGAGAATTAAGTAAACTAAGAGATACATTTGCCAAACATGATATAGGAAAGTTGGCACTAGCAAAACCAAAGTTAATAGAAAACATAGTCAACAAAGGCACAAAGAAAGTCAAAGACGATATGATAGAACTAACAAAACCTGAACAATATGATTAAATATGTAGTACCAGTTTTATTTCTTGCTTTAACAGGTTGCTCCCTAATACCAAGCCAATCAAAACCTGTTGAAGTTAGAACCATTGCTGAACCTGCTCCAATGTATCATCCACCTATGCCAATGGAGTTACAACTTCGTGATATAGAGTGGACAATCCTTACTCCTCAAATTATGGATTCTCTGGTTAAAGACATTGAAGATGGTTCAGCAATACCTACTGCATACTATGCTTTGACATCACAAGGCTATCAAAACCTTTCAGAAAACACTGCAGAAAACAAAAGATACATCAGAGATGTCATTGCAGTGGTCAAATATTATCGGTCTTTAGACGATAAAGACGAACAAAAAGAAACTAGACAAGAAGAAAAGTAGAAGATACTATCAAGGATAACTTTTATCTATAGGAGTTATTATGGATATGATAATCAATTTAGTAAGCATGATTACTGTGATAGTAACCGTTGCTTCTATCATTGCTGCTGTCACTCCAACACCTAAAGACGATGAATGGATTGGTAAGTTATATAAACTTGTTGATCTTGCAGCGTGTAACTGGGGTTTTGCAAAGGACAAAAGCAAATAAGATTAGTGCATTAGCACACTTACTATGACTGACTCAGTAATTCCATTTGTATACGAAGCCGAACTGGACAGGGTTGTTGATGGCGATACCATTGATGTAATCCTTGATCTTGGCTTCAATGTTAAGTTGCACAAACAAAGGTGCAGATTAGCAGGTATAGATACTCCTGAATCTCGTACAAGAGATTTAGAAGAAAAAAAACTAGGCTTAGCAGCCAAAGCAAGACTGCAGGAGTTATGTCATGGTAGATTCAAAATCCAATCGCTAGGAAAAGGAAAGTATGGCAGAATATTAGCAATACCTTTTACGGAAGATGGTAGAAATGTTTGCGAAATACTTAAAGAAGAAGGTCACGCAGTGGAATACTGGGGTGGCAAGAAAACAAAAATATGGGGGGGATACTGATATGGTCATATCAGACGAAGGTGTTGCCTTAGTAAAGAAGTTTGAAGGGTGTAAGTTAGAAGCCTATAAATGTGCTGCTGGTGTATGGACTATTGGTTATGGTTCTACCAAAGGTGTAGAGAAAGGCGATGTATGGTCACAGACCAAAGCAGAAATGATGCTTGAGGAAGAACTATACGACTTTGCACAGCAAGTAGATAAGTTGGTGACTGTGCCACTTAACCAGTGTCAAGCTGATGCACTTATCTCATGGACATTTAATCTTGGTGCTACAAATCTATCACGTAGTACTTTGCTAAAAGTTCTGAATAGTGGTGCATATGAAGATGTACCTGCACAAATCAAGAGATGGAACAAGGCAAATGGTAAAGTACTAGAAGGTCTTGTTAGAAGAAGAGAAGCTGAAGCCTTATTGTTTGAAGGTAAGGAGTGGGAACACGTTTAATGGCTTTGTCTAAGACACAAAACAAAAGACTAGGTGGCATACTTACAGTAATGTTCAAAGAAGAACTGCCACAAGAAGTAGAACAAGAATTGGTACAAGAGGGCTTTGTAGAAAAAAATGATTCTGATATTCAACTCACAGATAAAGGACTTGATGAGAAAAACAGACTATGCACCCTTGCAGGACTTAATATCAAGTATTCAAGCGAAAGAAAAAAAGACGACTGATGCACCTAATGTCGCAATGTCAAAACTGCGAGAACAAGAAATTAGACTGTACCTGCGTAGGAAGCAAAGGTCTGTTTTGGGAAGAAACAACCAAGAAGTTCTACACTTGGATAGAACTAAAAGAATTTTATAAAAAAAAGGCTAAGAATAAATCCTAGCCTTAAAGGTGATTAATCACCTGCCCAAGTATGAAACTAAAGTATATCAGTTTTTACTTTCTTTGTTTCTTTTCTACCTGATAAATATACGTCTTGTGTAAACTCAATACGCTTACCATCTTTTAGTCTTGACTCAAAGTAGTGATACTTCAACATACCATCTAATTGTTCATCAGATAGTTCTTGCTTTCTTACCTCTAACAGTGATCTTGTATATGGATATGCCATTTTAAAATATCTCCTGAAAATTTTTACGTTTTATAGTGTAGTTATCAGCTAATTCGTCTAACAAATAAGAAAAGAATTTATCTTCTTGGTTTTCTTCTAACTGTTTTGGAATCCATTTTGCTCTACTTAATTCATCTTCATTGAGTTCTGAATTTTTAGAATAGTATTTAATACATCTTTTCAAAAAAGCTATATCTTTTTTACTGAGGTTATACATCATAATTTACTCCTTTTTAACTAAACTTCTTTTGTATTTTTTTAAACATAAAATAAATTGTTAATCCGTAAGTTGCTAGAACTGTCATTGTAATTCCTATGTAAACTAATTCTATGGGCGATAAAAATAAGACTTGCCAAACAAAATCAGATGCAGCTTCTACATCACCTATTGCTTGTGGTATTTCAATATCATTTTCTTCAAATAGATATACTATGTCATCCCATTCTTCCTCAGTAAGACATTCATAAAACTCAACAGGACACTCAGGCATCTAACTTACCTTTGTAACTTGTATAGCCTTCTGTACCTAGCGTAGTAACCTTTGTACTTAAATATGGCTTGATGGGTGGATTTGTCTGCATGTACAAACGAGTCTTTGCTTCTTCAACAGCAGAATCATGATCTTCAGCTTCAAGCACATAGGTAGCTGTCTTACTTTCAGTAATAGTAACTTCAAAGACTTTCATCTTGTCCACTTGCACTTAATAATATCTTCTTTGATATTGTGTTCTGTATCATTCCAAGAATTAGCTAAGACAATAAAGATGCCAAGTACGTTAGCTAATAAAAAAACACCAAGCCCTACAAATAAAACATTTAACATAAAATCCCCTAGTCAGATGATTTATATTTAACTTTGTATTCAAAATCATAGTCTTTGATCTGATCTTGAGCCAAAGCAACCACCTCATCATAGTCAGGATAGTGGTCTATATCAACCTTAATTGTTACCTCTACCTGCATATCATCTTTTAGATTAACTGCCATAATTTACTCCCAGTATCTCTAAGTCATACCACTGCATGACCTCTAATTTACATTTATCCCACTGATCACCAAACAACTCTGCAATCTTTAGGACACCTAATTCGTAACCGTATTCATCAACAAACTCAATGAAGTTATGCTTGATGCAATTTAGAGTAAGCGTACTTACTATATCTGTAGATTTAATTCCTGTTGGCATTTGACTACCTTCTCCTCGTATTTAGCTGTAAGACCCCATTCAGACATACGCTGAATCTTATCTTTAGCCTGTTGCTCTGTGCGTAACTTTTGCAGTAATACGTACTCCCCATATCTGCCTTTGTCGGCGAACCATTGATAAACAAAAAACATCTTAGTCATACTTTCAAACCCATTTTTTTCATAACTCTAAGTACTGCCTGTTGACGTTTCTTCTCCTCTGTAAGTTCCTCTTCTCTGCTGTATTCATAGTTATTGTAAAAATCTATGTTTTCTTCCATTGCAGATTGTGCATACTCTAGCCAATAAATCAGAGCATCACGTTCTTTATCAGTGAGTTTGATTTCCATATTAATCTAACCCCTTGATTCTTGGCACTTGCCTAAAAAACTCTTGTATATCTGTAGAGTACAGTTGCATAAGTTCATCATTTTTAAGCCTTAGTTCCAACTTACGATACAATGACTTGTCCTCACTAAATGTAATCAGACTTTCGTCATGATCAAAAATACCCAACCACCTAATGTGTTTTTTAGCTTTGGTTAAGTGAGTTTCTACATAAATGATCTTGTCATTTTTAACTACAACCCATCTGCCATATTTCTTGTCAGTAGGTTCTACATTGATGATTTTGTAATCATCCATCTGCCAAATAGCAAACCTGCCCTTTTGGTTATTGATGATTTTCATTCCGTCTTTGATTGTTGTCATTTTATCCTTTGTCATATTACACAGTTATTATAATCCCAATTTGGGTTATTGTGCAATACCTTAGTTAATTTTTTTTTAAAAACAAATCCATCTCTGAATACATATATATATTGACCTTTCTTTTACTGGTCTGTTTCCATGTATTTCTACTTGATATACCAAACCTCTGATTGACTAACTGCCAACCCATAGCTGACCAAAAGACGTTTGATTCTAAATCATCTGCACATCCACATGACCAACCAAAGGTAAAATTGTTTTTACCGTATTCAACGACTTGATCTAAAAGCATACGACCACGCTGTAAAAGCCTTGCATCAGATTGTAGACATATCTGTGCGATCTTGCCCTTTCTATAATGCTGATTGATCAAACCAAAACTTGCCAAACAAAATCCAACTAGATCACCGTTGCACTCAATAACAAACAACCTATCATTACAAACGTCTGACCATCTTTTGCCTTTTTTGATTCCTGTAATTGCAGCTTCGTATGCCATCTTAGGTATAAAGCCAAGAGCCTTAGATTCTTTTTTGGAAAGGTCTACTACATAAGGTAGGTCTTTAAGTTCTGCAAATCTAACAAAACCTAAATCATCAGAAGGGCAGATCATCTTCTAGTTCATCCTCATAAGTCTTTTGCTCAAACAAACGCTTTGCCCAAACCTGACCAAAGTTCTCAGGCAATCCATAATGTTTGAAGAATTTGAACTCATCACCAAACTTAGTGTGTAGCTGTGAGTGATGATGAAGGCACAAAGGAATGACGTTCTCATCTCCTGAACGAAGCGACATACCGCGCTTACCTTTGTATGGTTTTAACAAATGGTGTGCTTGTACGTGCTTAGAATGACTGTAATATCCTGCTTTACACAAGATACAGGGTAAAGAAGCCACCCATTGTAGATGCTTCTTATCCTGATATCTCTTAGCCATTAGAAAGGTATTTTTTCTTTTACAACCTCTTCTTTGGGTGTATCTTCATCTTCTTTGACTTGTAAGCTAACACTGGTGTACTCGTTACCTTTCTCAGAAGTTCTAGCCCAACCCCCAAACTTGTATACCACGTCACCAAAGGTTATCGGTCCACCGATGTCAGGACTCTTTGGCGACTTCTTATCTTCTTCTTTATTAACATGAAGCAGACCTGCAGAGATCATTAACTCATACTTTTCTTTACCTTCATTGTTAACACTTCTAACGATTGCAGCATACTCTTCTTTACCTTTGATTTGTATAGTGCCTTTCTTTACGACAGTGGATTGTGTTTCGTTCCACAGATAACCTTTCAGTTCTTTATCATATTCCATTTTATTTTTCTCCCAACAGAAGTTTATATTTATAACCCTTGCCTGAGGAACGTCTTTTCTTAATAATGACCTCATCCAACAAAGGAAGGTTGTATTTCTCCCTAGCATAATCTTTTCTAAGATTACGTATGGAAGCACTTATTGTAGGCTCTCCAAAAAACTTACCAGTTTTGTTTTTGATAGTTTCTTGGAGTTCCCAAAAAGTCCAGTAATTACCATCACGCATACAAAGGTACACGCAATCATCTAATGTTATTTTACTCATACTTCTGTCTTGTATAAGTTGATCAGTTTCTCAAAAGAATCTAACAGGCTACTATCACTAGGCAGTGAACTGTAGATGTTCTTGATTGTTTCTTTGTTAGTTGCGTAGATACCCTTGCACTCTTCACTGCTTGGGTCTGCTAGTACACCTCTAAGACCGTCTAAATACTTCTCAGGGGTAGGGTGTGAACTTACTGGATGACCTTTTATGTCATTGATGACATATGATCTCCTAAGATCAGGTGCAGGTTCTTTGTTATTGATGGCATTATCTACTTCAAAGCCACTTGCATACTCACCCCCACCAAGACCACAAGATGCTAATGCTCTACCGATTGCAGAGGTGCAACAGTTCTCAAGAGCCGAAGTCTTGTTAACCATTCCTTGCCCTCTAAATTCTTCGGCAAAGTCATTACCTATCTCTCTCCAAGAGCCATCCATATACACGCTTACAGTGGCTTGTACGACTACCCTTTCAAGATCATGGTGGATTATCTTTGTAGTTATCCTAGCATTGCTGCCAAAATGTTTTCTAAACGTCTGTAAACGCTTATCTACAGTTGTATAAAACTTACCCTTGATGTTTTGTTTATCATCATTGGATAGGTTTGCTATTTCATTGATTGCTTCTATCAATTTATCATTCATTTTAAATATCCCATAGTTGTGTTGCGAACTCTTTATCATGGTCTGACCACATCCAGTGATCAAAGTCAGGATACATAAGAGAAGCAACAGTTCTTATATCATCTGAATAAGAAAGCACATTCATCATTGAGTATGCGACTTTCTTAACGACACCGATATGCTTATCAACATCTGTGATCTCATGTGAATCTACGTGAGAACCTTTGGTGTTGGTAAACACAAAATCTGCAAATGCAGGTTTCTTTTCAGCGTAAGCATAAACACTTAGCTGACGAGAAATATTTGATGGCACTTTATCTGTGAACCTACCCATAGTTTTGATATCCCTAAGGTGGTCATCATATAAAACATCTATATAGCCAATGATTGGTATAGGTAATTCTTCAAACTCCACCTCAACCTTCTTCTGAGTTTCTAGTGGCTTCTTACCTATGTTGTCGTAACAAAGAACTGCAACGTCAACGTAGTTGTTTAACTTCTCATATTCTTTGTCTGCTTTGAGTCTGTCTACGTCATGCTTGGCAAAGTCCTCTTCTCTAGTAAAGGATTGCCTTGCGATCATACGTGCTTTGTCTTGTTTGTTCTCTAAGCTGTCATCATCAAAGATACTTGCACAGACTCCTTCGTCTACTGCAGTCCCTCTCCACATGGCAGGGTTACTTTGTATCTTGTGTCCTGCAACTTTCATAAGCCAATGGCAAGGGCTAGAGATAAACTGGTTGATTGAACTTGGTGATAGGTGTTCTACACCATGTGCTTCAAACGGATTATTTTTCATAGTAAATACCTCATATTAGTTGTTTCAT